AATGGGCATTTGAAAACAATGTTGATGGCTTGGTTGAAATTGTAGATAAGATTATCAAAAAGGAGAAATAATATGTATTTATATTATGATAGAAATGGAACACTTAAAGAACAAATCAATGATGATGTGTTAAGGGGTGGAAATGAAAATATAAACAAAATCTATGTTTATTGGGAAGATGTTGGAACTACAAACTGGAGCATTTGGGCAAGATATGTAAGTGAATCAAAAGTTTATTATCCAAGTTCATCAACGTATCAAACAAGTTCAACAAGTGAAACAAAAACAATTCCATACAGTTCAAAACGTGATTTAAAGTTCTTTAAATATTACACAAATTACAAATTCTATGTGTTAGACATTCCAAGCAACGTTTTAGGTTGGGGAAGTGGATCATCATCACACTATGAAAATGGTGTAAGTGCTATGTGTAGTCTTTGGTTTAGCGATGGAACAAACATTTACACAATGAGTAATATATCTTTTAATATTGAAAGAACTACACTATCCGTTGCAGAAGATGAAAACATCAATGTTGCTCAATGGAATATGCTATTGAATTTGTTTAGTGGAATAAAAAAACTCTATAAGCATAAATTAACAATAACTTGTGTTAAGGATGTTTCAACATATACAATCAATTATGATGCTTATTCAACAAAAGCAACACCATTTGTAAAAACTGAAAGTTTATATAATTATATTGCTTATAATGTTGGATATTGCCAAGTATTAACAAGTATGATTTACACATCAACTTGCACATTTGCAGAAAGTAAAAATTATTTAAGTTTTACAACAGGAACAACAAGTGTTTCAAGTGCAGAGATAACAAATATTATTGATAGTGTAAATGAGGCATAAATTGGCACAAAAACAACGTTTTTAGGGGCTTTATAGCATACATTGAATATTTAATCAATGTGTGTTATAATTGCCTTAAAATAAAGAAATAACAAACATTTCAAAGGAGGAAAGAAAAGTGAGTGTTATTAGAAAGAAACCTTATATTGAAAAGGTTGTTAGCAGACTCAATGCAACTAACTTAACTGCATTACAAACTATTCTTGATGATGGTGGAAGTAATACAAATACAAGTGTTGATTCATTGGGCAACAAAGGTGTAAAAGCAGTTTATTTCAAGTTTGATGATACTGATATTAAAACAGGTATTTTGATTTATACTGATTACACATTAAGTGGAAATACATTAACACAATGTGTTCTTATTTGTTATCATCGTTTCCAAGATTTACAAATGTATGAAATTAACTTAACAACACACAACATCAAGAAGATTAATGAATATCTTGATATCAACGAATTAAGAAGAGTTCTTTTAGGTATTAATGCAACTTGTGATGCTCGTGCAGTTGTTGATCCAAATGATGATGATATAATCATTTACAACGAAGGAATGCAAGTTGATAATAATGGCGATGTCACAATCGGTAGAGATTTGTATGTGGAAGATGAAATCGTTATTGATGATTTAACAAAAATTGCAGATACTGATGGTAATTCTTTAATTTGGACAGGAACACAAGCAGAATATGATGCTTTGGAAAGTCACAATCCAACAACATTATATATTTGCTCACAGGAGGATTAACCTATGGGATTTAATTTTGGTTCAAACACTGCAAAGGCATATTTAGGCGATGTTGAAATTGCAGGTGGTGGTGGAAATCAACCAACACTAAATGCACCTACAATATCAATATCAAGTGGTGTAGTGACAATTACACCATCGCAAAACAATGGCAATTTTGCAAGTGGTACATTTAAGATTTATGCAGGTTCTACATTAATCGCAACTCAAAGTTTAACAAGTTTTAATCTTCAAAATTATATGGAAGAAAACGAATGGGAAGAAGGCACATATTCAATAACTGCAAGTGAAAGTGGAACAAACTTTATAGATGGTGTAAGTTCGGCAAGTTCGTTTGTTTTTGAATATCCAGAACCACCTGCTCCTGTAATTGCTTATGTTAAGTTTACAGGAACAGAGGCTTTTACATTAGGTAATTCAGGTCAAAAAGCATATAATGGTTCTGTATCTTATTCAACAAACAATTTGAATTGGTATACTTGGGATGGAACATCTACAATATCAAGTTCACAATCTGCACCATTTGAATTATATTTGAAAGGAACAGGAAATACACATTTTGGAAAAAGTTATACAAATTATACTAATTTTAGAATTACATCAACAAATCCTGTTTCTGTTAGTGGTAATATAATGGCATTACTTGATTATGCAAGTGTAGAAAGTGAAATACCAATTACAATGGATAATTATTGTTTTGTAAGATTATTTTACGGAACAAACATAAACGATGCATCTACATTATTATTTCCTAATACATTATCAACTTATTGTTTTGCTCAAATGTTTTGGAATTGCACAAGTTTAACAACTGCTCCACAATTACCTGCTACAACGTTAGGAGTATATTGTTATAGTAGTATGTTTGATGGATGTACAAGTTTAACAACTGCTCCACAATTACCTGCATTAACTGCCGTTTATGCTTGTTATGGTAGTATGTTTAAAGGATGTACAAGTTTAACAACTGCTCCACAATTACCTGCTACAACGTTAGCAAATTATTGTTATAATAGTATGTTTAAAGGATGTACAAGTTTAACAACACCACCACAATTACCTGTTACAACGTTAGTAGAAGGATGTTATGATAGTATGTTTGAAGGATGTACAAGTTTAACAACACCACCACAATTACCTGCTACAACGATAAGAGAAAAATGTTATAGTAATATGTTTAAAGGATGCACAGGTCTTATTGTTAGTGATACACAAACTGCACAAGCAACTCATACTTGGAGAATTCCAACTGAAAATACATTTACTATAGGCCTAACTCAATATAATATGTTTTTAGATTGTAGAGGTTCAAGAGCAAGCAACGATATGGCAGGAGAAAGTGGACAAGCATATACATATTATACACAGAATGAGCCAATTTAAAGGAGAAAATAACTTATGAATTTAGATAGAAAGAGTTTTGAAAATCAAGTATTTGATGAATTGCCAAAAAAGATTATATGCAGTAATTTTACAAATTGCACATTTAATGCAAAAACAACTTTTGATAAATGTAATTTAATGGGATGCACATTTAATAAAGAATGTGAGTTCGATAAGTCTAATGTTGTTTCAAAAGAAGAATTAGAAGAATTAGATAGTTATTCATAAAATTGTTTCCATAAAAAAGAAAAGCCACACAAGATAGTAATATCAAGTGTGGTTTTTCTTTGTAAAAAAAGGTGATTTATGAAAAAACTTTACTATCTATATTATATAAAATCCACATAATAATTGTCAAATTATGAATAAGAATGAACGAGTTCGTTCATTTCCTATAAACTATCCTATATTATTTTTTCCTATACATACTTTATAGAAAATGAATGAGTTCGTTCATTAAAAATATACTGAATATTAAAAAATATAAAAAAATATTAACAAATATTAAAAAATTGTTGCAAATATGTTTAATATGGTGTAATATGTATTTACAAGATACATAGGAGGATATGTTATGGAAATATCAATTTTAGAAGAAAGAATTGAAAAGGCACAAATTAAGATTGCAAAACTTGAAAGCAAGTTAGCAAAATTAGAAAGCAGTAAGAACGATGCAAACTTTATCAAGAGATATGATACTTGGCAACGTGATGGAAAGTGGTATAATCAACAAAATGGTTTATATGATTTACCTTTTGAAGAAATGAAAGCAAGAAAGTTTGCAGAGTTTGTGGAAGAAGTTGATTTTGATATTAGATATGCAACAAGAGATTTAACTGATGCTAAAAAGATGCTTATTAAATATGAGAATCAATTAGATGTTGAAAATCAAAAACAAAATGCTTTAAATGGTTTGCCTGAAATATTTACAATATTCAAAGAACAAATGATAAAGAATTGGGATGCTTTTGATATAGCAAGAAGAGAAAGAATAAAAGAAGATTTGGATGAGTTTTGGAAAACAAAGTTTGAAAGCAAGTATGCAGAAAACGAGGCAAAGGGAATATTAGTAAGTAGATATGGGGTTCAAAGTTTTTGGAGTTTATGTGATAAGGTTCACGAAATTGATGAAGAAATACATAGACAAAACGAAAAAGATGTTAAGCATTTAATTCTTGATTTTATTAAGAGAACGGAAGGAATTACAGGAACTATTACAAGTTTTAGCAATTTATATCTTGCACAAAACAATCAAGGTTTTAGTATTTTTAATGGATACATTGAAGGCGAGAAAGGAAAAGCAAAAGTTGAATCAATTCTTGCAGGTGGATACAACATCCAAAGATTACATATAAGAGTTTTGGTTAAGTCTTTTTAAGGCTTAACCTTAACAAAAAAAATAAGAGGTGGTTAAATGGATATTACAAACATTTTAAGCAGTAAGAAGAAAACGTTTGAAGATGCAAAAAGGGATTTGTTTAAGAGATTAAGTGATTATGATATCATAGAACTTGAAAACAATGTGGTTGAAGTTAATGGTTGCAGATACAAAATAAGTCAATATTTAGGTTATGAAATTGTTGCATATACAAGAATCAAAGATGCTTTTGGGGATTATGAAAAGCAACCAATTACAAGTAAGTATATTATGTGTTCATTAACACAAATAAAATAAAATAAAATAAAAGAGGTGGTTTTATGGAATTAAAGTTTAAAGAAACAAATGATGTTGTTGAAGGTTTAGATGGGTTAAAGTTAAGTTATCCAAAGTTTGATTATGAAATAGTCAAAGAAACGGAGGATAGTGGTTATAAGTTTGTTGCAGTTCTTATTAAATGGAATGGTCTTGAATTAAACAAAATTGTTTTTGAAGATAGCAGAACACAAGTTTTTACACAAGTTTTAGAAATTGTTTATTGCTTAACTGAATATGATAGATATATAACTTATAATTATCATCCTGAATTCATAGCAAAAGAAAATAAGGCTTAAAATCAACGATTTAAGGGGTATAAAACATTTAGTTGAATAAATTATCAACAAATAATTTATATCCCTTAAAAACGTTTAAAAAAGGGGTTAAAATGGCAAAGGTATTTTATGAAAATTGTCCGTGTAAAACTTGCGATAGAAAAGGTTGTGGATCATATCACGATGAATGCAGTTTATATCAGGATTGGAAAAACAATTCAAAAGAAGTTATATCTGTTGAAATAGAATATGTTAGAAAATGGGAATTGTTTGCAAAAAGTAGAAAGGTGGTAAGTAGAAAAAAATGAAACTTTATATATGTAATAAATGTAATAAGATAATAACTGAAAAAGAAAAACATACATATTTAGGGTTTGCACAAGTTTTAGTTCTTTGTGCAGATTGTGTTGTTAAAATAGATAAAGAAAAGGAAGAAGAAAAAGATGACAAATAGACAAGCATTAAATGTGTTGAAAAATAATCACACTTGTAAAGGATGCCCATATCTTAATGTGTTTGATTGCACGTTTGGAGAAAAGATTGGATGTTATCCTGAAATAGTATTAAGTAAGGCATTGGACAGGCTTGAAGAACTTGAAGAAAAGTTAAACAATAAAACTTTAATAGAACTTAAATATCCATTAGATACAAAAATCTATGTAGTAATGAGTGTGTATGATTTTGCTAAACACAAAATTGTATATAATGTTGAATTGTATCATTATATGGATATTGTAATGGGTAATCTTGATGAAGATAACGATTATGAAAAATGGTTCTTAACGTTAAATGAGGCAAAGGATTTTATAAGGAGCAGAGAAAATGAAAATTAAATTATATAATAACAATTGTCTTGATGTGTTAAAAAATATCCAAGACAAAGAAAAATATATAATTGTGACCGATCCTCCGTTTAACATAAACTATCATTATTCTTCGTATAAAGACAAAATGAAAGAGGATGAATATTTTGAGTTTTTAAAAGAGGTTTTTAATGGTTTTGATTTTGTCTGCATTCATTATCCAGAGGCTTTACATAAACTATCAATAAAGATGCAAAAAGCACCTATTAGAGTTGTATCTTGGGTTTATAATTCAAACACACCAAGACAACATCGAGATATTGCATTTTATGAAAATGGGGGGGGTATTAAGATAGATTTTAAACAAGTAATTCAACCTTATAAAAACTTGAACGATAAAAGAATAAAATCCAGAATTGAAAGAGGTATATTAGGAGGGAAGTTGTATGATTGGTGGAACATCAATCAAACAAAAAATGTAAGTAAAAAAGAAATAAATCATCCTTGTGTAATGCCTATTGAAGTTATGAAAAATATTATTGGGATATTGCCAAAAGATAAAATCATAATTGATGCTTTTATGGGAAGTGGAACAACAGGCATTGCTTGTAATGAACTTGGTAGAGATTTTGTTGGAATAGAAATTGATGAAAACTATTTTAATATAGCAAAAGAAAGAATTGAGGGGTAAATATGACACGAAAGGAAATAATTGAATCTATTGAAGAAATAGAAAAGTATATCAAAGGAACTTGTGATAATACAATAACAATGAATTATCGTATTGATGATGTTTGCAATGCAAAGGTTGATATTTGTTATTGTGGTTATTCTGTAAGTAGTGATTTTTTGGATCAAGAAACTGATTTAGGAAAGTTTACTGCTATGTGGTGTGCAACATTAACAACTTTGAGAGAAGTTGAGAATTTGAGAAAAAGAGGGTATATTAAGAATGAAAACTAAAAATAATAGAAAAGGGGGAAAGAAGAAAGGAACAAAGAACATCAATGAAATGACCGATTTAAAAGGCAAGTTATTTCAACAAGAAACAATCGATGTATGTTTATATTGTGAAAAAGCAGATTGTTCTGGTGTTTGTGCAAAGTTCCCAAAACCTTAATTATGGCAACAAAACAAGAAGTAGGATACATCAAAAAACATTTAAGGGATGTATTAAATTGTAATCCAATTAGGGATTTAAAAGTGTATCATAATGTAAAAACAAACGTTATGAGAGTTGAATATCAATTATGTGATATTGTTGTGATTAATTGTGATGAAATGAATGAAACTGATTTAGAACTAAAATTAATCACAATTATTGAAACAACATCCAGATTTGATAAGTTAATAAAGGAGAAAAGATTAAAATGACAAGTAAACAAGCATTAGACAAGTTATGTGAGTTTGGCGATTTATATGAAAATGAAGAGTGCAGAAAAGTTATTGAGAAAGATTTAGAAGTGTTGGAAATCTTAAAAAAATATGTAAGCATCAGGGTTGAAGAAAAGTTTGCAGTAATTGAAGAACGTGAAGAATATTGTGGTGGTTGTTATGTTTTTCCAAAAGAAGAAGAGTTAAAAAAGATAAGGGAATGGGTTAAATGAGAAATAATGCAGAAATAACATATAGAAATAACGATACAGGAATATACAAATTCATCATTTTTATTCTTATATTAGCCGTTGCAGTTTTAAGTGTTATGCTTGTGTATAACACTTTAAAAATTGAAGAACCTATTGAAGAAGAACAAAGTGATATTATAACGTTAGATTATGAAAACTATACGATAACAATTAATCACGATATCGCAACAATAGATTCAAAGCATCCAAACGGATTATTATTTGCAGGAATTAGCGATGATGAAATGATGGGTTATATCAAAGATAAAACAAGTTATTGGAAATCAAGCAAAAACAACTACACATCGTTTAGTAATTTATTTAATGAGTATAATATCAAAGAACTTGTATTGTGTGGCAATATAAAGCAAATAATGGGCAATACGTTTAAGGATTGTTTAGCATTAGAATCGGTTGTATTTAACTGCAATGTAGAGTTCATAGGGGCTTATGCTTTTGATAACACAAACATAACTAAATTTGAGTTGCCTGGAACAATAAAAGAGTTGGGCGAAGATTGTTTAAACCCAGCAAAACTTGAAAGAATTATTTTACTTCCAAATGAGAGTGGGGAAGAAACATTTATATCTTGCTTTAATGTGACTAATGCAGAAGGCACAACACAAAATATGAATTACTATACATCTAAATATAAAGCATTGAAATATGTTGAGTGTTTTGGAAAAACAAGAGTTGGATATATGGGGTTTAGGGATTGTACATCATTAGAATCTGTAATCTTTCATAATTCTACATACATTGATGCTTGGGCTTTTCAAGGTTGCACAAATCTTAAATTATTAGATTTAACAGGGGTGTATTATATAGATGAAGTTGCTATTCAATGTTGTGAAAGTCTTTTATCTTTATATATACCATCCACATTAACTAAAATGGAGAAATGGGTGCTTGATGGCTCATACAACTTAAAATACATTTACATTGAACACAAGACAAAACCAAACGGATGGCATAATGAGTGGCCTGGAACTATTAGATTCAACTATCAACCAAAAACACCAACAATGGCAAACTACACAAGACAATGGGTAGACACAACAACAGAGATTCATTGGGGATGCACAAAGGATGATTTGATAGGAACTGAAACTGAATATATAAATAAAAAGAATTAAGGAGAAAATTATGAAGTTTAAAGAAGTAAAAGATTGGTTTATGAACTTGAATAGCGATTTTGATAGAATCGCAGTTGTTGAGGAACTATTAGCAGTTCTGGATAATTTGTTTGAAAAAGATTGTGGAATTGATATTGATGATATTGTTGAATCATTAACAAAAGGTGCAGAACGTGTAAATGGAGAAACACAAAGAGATATTTTTTATAGAGAATTAAGGAGAAATATATGAGAGTTAATTTATATGGTGTTTTAGGCACAATAATCGCAATTATAGGGTTCTTTGTTCTTTCATTGCTATTTGGCTTTATTTCAATTGCTTGTGGATGTGCAGGTGTTATTTATGCAGTTGTAAGCAATGTAAGAGAAAAGGAACTTGAAGAACTTGAATTCGCAACATCAGTTCTTGCAATTATATTGGGATGCATCGATTGGGGAATATTTGCATTTGTAACACAACTTATATTATAATAGATATACGGAGGAAACAATATGAATAAGTTAGTTATGAATCCAAGAGGATTAAACAATTTTAGAGTAATCGTTTTGGATAAAACAATGGCAGTTCCAACTGATGAAAAGGAACAAATCTTATGGGCAGAACAAATCTATAATGATTTAGTAAAAGGGGATGGTGTGGAAAATCTATTCACACAAAAGAACACAAAGAAAGGATGCTTAATATCTGCTTGGTGGTATGATGATCAAGCATACATTGTTCAATCAATGAGTGATGAATTTGGATTTTATCGCAATATAATCTACATCACAAAAGATAAAGAAGATGCCAAGAATATCGCAAAAGCATTAACACAAATACTTCCTGAAATGGCAAAAGTTTCAAAGAAACAATATTTGGATGCTAAAAAACAAATAGATAAAATAGGGGAAGAACAACAAAAAATCAAAGCATAAAATGATAGGAACTTGTTAAAAGTTCCTTTATTTTGATAAAAAATATTAAAAAATATTAAAATCTATTAACAAATATAATAAAATTAGTTGATTTTTACAAAATATAAGAGTATTATTAGTTTGCAAGATAACCAAAGGAGGTTTTAGGGTTATGTATAAAGAAGTTTATAATAATTTTAAAAAGGTAAATGATAGTAATGCAGTTGGTTTTAATTCACTTGAAGAATTATTTGCTTATTACTGCAAAGGAACAATGTTTTGTTTTAATGATGAAAAGACAAAAGTAATAGTATATTGTGAATATTACACAATTGCAGAATATGACAAAATAGGAGGTTAAAATGACATATAATCAGGTAATGAATAAGATTAAGAAAATGAATAAGCTGAGTGAAGAACTTGGATATAATAAAGTTTATATTGTATCGGTAAAAGATTTGGAACTACAAATGGAATTTTCATTGAAAACTTATTTGAATGGATTGAAAGCAAAAGGAATAAAACTTGCTTTTGAAAATCACACAAATTGGTATCAATTTGGGATGATATCTTGGTTTGAATCGTATTTTGAGGATGGGGAAAAAATATTAACTTGGGAGGTAAAAGAACTATGAAGATTTATGTTGTTTCTGCTAATGGCAAAGTAAGTCAAGAAGGCTATACATCACTTGCAAAAGCACAAGAGTTCATAAAAGGCAGATATGGTTGTCCTGTTAAAATCGATGATTTTATGTTTGGATGTGGAAATATCGTTTATAGAATTCTTGAAATTGAGGTAAAGTAATGGATTTTCAATTATTAAAGGATTTAGCAGATGCAAAATCGGTTATTGGCGATGGCTTATTAAATATCCATAATAGAGAAATGTTTAATGATGTTTTAGAACGTTATGGATTACACATTGATGGGGCAATGGCAGGGCTATATCACAATGGCAAACACATTCTATCATTAGAGTGGGAAACAAGCCTAAAATCGCAAATTACAAGCCTTTACGAAAGGCTAAAAAAGGAGCAGTAATGGAACAACAATTATTTATTAAAGTAAAGAATGTTGATGGTCGTGAATATCTTATTAATAGTTCTCATATTATAAGAATTCATAAAGTGAATGGTGTTGAAAATCAATATATGATAAATATGATTGAAGATAAAAACATCATAGTTGATCCAAAGATATGTAAAGCAGTTGCAGATAAATTATTTATAATAGATGCAACTAAATAAAAAAAGGGGGATTTATGGAAATATCAACAAGTAGAATTAAGGTTTTCAAGAATTGTAGAAGAGAATATTATCTTCGTTATGTGCAAGAACTTGAGCCTGTGGTGGTTAGTGATTCGTTATCAAAAGGTAAAATGTATCATCAGTGTTTGGAGGAACTTTATAACAATGGTTCTTATGAAATAAACATTGAAGAGCAACCAAAAGTTGCAAGTATGGTTAAGGCTTATGAAACTTATATATATCCAAAGTTCAAATGTAGCAAAGCAGAACAAGAGTTTAAATATCAAATAGGCGATAATACCTTATTTGGATATTATGATGGTATTGCAGAAGATGGAAGATTGGTGGAGCATAAAACAACTGCAAATGATGTGGATGATAAATACATATATGATTTACAATGGGATGAACAAGTTCTAAATTATATGTTGGCATCAGGTTCAAGAGAGATATATTACACAATATGCAAAAAACCATCAATAAGACAAAAGCAAAACGAAACAGCAAAAGAATATTATGAAAGATGTTTAGAGTGGTATAAGGATGATACTGAACACAAAATTAATCTTGTAATGGTAAGTAGAACGGATGCAGATGTAGATGCACAAAGAAAGACACTTGAAATCATATTCAAAGAAATCAATGATATACACAATCAAGAAGATGTGGAAACTGCTTGTTATAAGAATCCACAACATTGTAAACAATATGGTATCGATTGTCCTTTCAAATCAATATGTTTAAATTATGTTCCTGAAATGGAAATGATTGAGTTTAAGCACAAAGAATCAAGATATCCAAACGAAAATAATGAATTAGATATATAAATATATCAAAAGGAGATTTTATGACACAAGAAGAAATAATGGAAATTAGAAAATTACATCCAAAAAAGATAAAGTGTGAATTATATAATGACCACTTTGAAAATGCTAAAAGATATGGCATCCCTCACGCACAATTAATTATTGCAGATATACCATATAATTTAGGTGCAAATGCTTATGCAAGTAATCCACAGTGGTATGTGGGGGGGGACAATAGCAATGGAGAATCAAGTCTTGCAGGAAAAACATTTTTTAAAACTGATGAAAACTTTAAAATTGGCAACTTCTTTGATTTTTGCACAAGATATATGAAGAAACCATCAAATGAAAAAGTGGAAAGAGGCAAGAGTTCAAATGACCCTGCAATGATTGTATTTTGTGCTTTTGAACAAATGGAAATGGTAATTGCAGAAGGTAAAAAACACGGATTAGTTCATTCATATCCACTTATATTCATTAAGAACTTTTCTGCACAAGTATTAAAAGCAAATATGAAGATTGTAAATGCTTGTGAGTATGCAGTAGTTTTATATAAAGATAAATTACCAAAGTTTAGAAATATAGGTGTAGATGGGAAAGGTCATATGGTGTTTAATTGGATGAATTGGGAAAGAGATGGCAAAGATATCCTAAAATGTCATCCAACACAAAAACCTATAAAACTATTAAAACACTTAATAGAAATATTTACTGATGAGGGGGATGTGGTAATTGACCCTTGTGCAGGTAGTGGTTCAACATTAAGAGCATCGTATGAATTAGGTAGAAATAGTTATGGATTTGAAATTGAAAAAGACTTCTATCACAAAGCAATGGATAATATGTTAAAACCAATCCACGAAGGAACATTAGAAAAATATGAACAAATAACATTTTGTTAAACATATAACTAAATATTAAAAAATATTATCAAATATTAAAAAATATTATTAATTTAGTTGATTGATATTTGATAATATTGTAAAATTAGGATACTTTATTAAAGGAGGAAAACAAATGAGTTTTCAAAGTTTAAGTAATTTGGCAAAGCAACCAAAGGCAATAACATCATTAATTTATTGTCAACCGGGTGGAGGCAAGTCTACAAGCATTGGTTTGTGGGCAGAAAAGCACAAAGGTAAAACATTAGTGCTTGATGTTGATAGGACTATTATTAACACACTATCAAAGGGAGATGTAGTAAAAGATGTTTCAAGAATTGATATTAGACAAATTGATAATATCAATACTTGGGAAGATTGGGAAAAGGCATTATTAGAACTTAAAGCATTAAAGGATGATGGTAAGTTTGATTATGAAACAATCTGTGTTGATAACATTAGTGAACTTGAAAGATGTATATTAAGTGATTTAGGTTCAAAGGGAAAGAACAAAGGAGTTCCTGCCCAAGCAGATTATCAATATATGCAGTTTAAGTTAGTAAATAGTTTAAGATACTTAAAATCGTTTGGATGTAATGTTATACTAACTGCTTGGGAAGATGTTAGATCAATAGTTTATACTGATGGCACATCATACTCACAATTTATCCCTAAATGCAGTTTAAAGGTATTAGATAACATCTGTGGATTATGTGACATCGTAGGCAAGATTCTAACAAAGCAAGATGGCACAAGAGGAATCGTATTAGAGGCATCACAAAGTATTTATGCAAAGAATCAAATAGATACTCGCAAAGGGTGTTTAGTTAGTGAATTTTAATCAAAATAAAGGAGAATAAAAAAATGATTGATTGGAAGTTTAATGCAGAAGAGCAACAATTTGATGAAGTTCCTGTTGGGAATATTCGTTTAAGAGTAAAACAAGTAGAAGAGGCAAAAGCACAAAGTGGAAAAGATATGTTAATCTTAACATTTGATGTTAGTGGATGTAGGGCAACATTAAGACATTACATAGTATTTTTACCTGATAATCCTGAAGTCACAAATCGTAATTTAACACAATTCTTTGATTCATTTGGAATCAATAGGGGCGATTTTAATATCAATAATTGGGTTGGCAAAGTTGGTGGAGCATTTACATTTAAGAATGATTACAACGATAAAGAATATGTGAAAGTAAAATACTTCTTATCTAAAAAGCAACAAGAGTCATTGAGTGCTTGGGTAGAACCAACAAAAGATGAAACAAATAAGCTACAAATGGTTGAAGTTAATGAAAACTTGGAGATGCCATTCTAATTTATGAATAATAAAAGATTAGGAACTGCATTTGAGAACGAGTTTTGTGAAATCTTAAAGGACAAAGGATGGTGGGTTCATTTTATGAGTCCATCATCATCAGGTTCACAACCTTGTGATATTGTAGCAAGTAAAGATAATGAGCCAATGTTAATTGATTGTAAAACATCTGCCGATAAAGTTTTTAGAATTAGCAGATTAGAAGATAATCAAATATTAGCATTTGAAAAGTTTATTAAAACAGGAAATAAAAACTGCTTTATAGCAGTAAAATACAAAGAAGATATTTTCTTGATTCCTTATAGATTTTTAAAGAATCTTGAAAAGATAGATTTGGAAAAGGATGGAAATGGATATCTATATATCAAACAAAATAAGGATAAATAATCCCACAAAAGAAATGATGGATTTTGTAAAATCAAAATATGTGTTTAACAATCCTGATTATTACAAAAGACAAGCAATGGGGAAATCAACATATAGAATTGCATCATCAATAATAATGTATGAAAAAGGTAGTGATTTTATATTACTACCTTTTGGTACATTTAAGAACATATATTGCAATTTTTATAATAAGGCAACGTTTAACAACGAAATTAAGCCCATAAGGGCAAGAAACTATCAAAGCAATATAAAAACTTATGATTATCAAGAAATGGCAATAAACAACGTTTTAAGGGCAAAAAATGGCATCTTGGTTAGCCCGTGTGGAAGTGGTAAGACACAAATGGGATTGGAAATCATTGCGAGAATCGGTGGTAAGGCATTATGGATAACACACACAAAAGATTTAATGAATCAATCGTTTGAACGTGCTAAAAATAATTTTAAACTTGAAAATAGTGAGTATGGGTTAATAAGTGATGGAAAAGTTAATATTGGAAACACTATCACGTTTGCAACAATCCAAACTTTGAACAATATAGATTTAACAGAATATAAAAATGAATGGGATATAATTGTTGTTGATGAAGTCCAGCATCTTGTTGGTTCTCCAACAAACTTAATGATGTTCTACAACGTATTAAACAAATTATCTGCACGATACAAAATCGGTTTAACTGCAACACCATACAGAAGCGATGGATTGGATCAAGCGATGTTTTGTGTAATGGGAGATATCATTTATGAAGTTCCAAAGAAAGCAGTAAAAGACAAAACGTGTAATGTTGAAGTAAGGCAAATGAAAACTAACTACAAGCCAAATATTGATAATATAACACTTGGGGATGGCTCACTTGTTTACTCTTCTTTAATAACTGATATAACACACGATGAACAAAGAAATAACCTAATATGCAATATAATCAATTCTTTGGGGGGTTCTTGCCTTGTTTTGAGTGATAGGATAGAACACTTGCAAGAACTCTATAATGGCACAATAGAGTCGAATAAATGCTTTATAAAGGCATCTAACACAAAGAAAGATAAAGAGATAAGAGAAATGGCAACGGAACGAATGAAAAGTGGTGCATTAAAGTATTTATTCGCATCATATAAACTTGCTTGTGAGGGGTTAGATATTCCAAATCTGGAATATATTATAATGGCAACACCTGTAAAAGATAAAAGAATAGTTGTGCAATCGTGTGGTAGAGTTGGAAGAAAAGCAGAAAACAAAACAAAAGGTGTAGTTATTGATTTGATTGATGATTTTGGAATGCTTAAAGGTTATGCAAAAAAAAGACAAAGTTTTTATAAATCATTAAATTATAGTATTAAAACAATTGATTGATATTAAAAAATATTATAAAATATTATTAAATATTAAATAATATTAACAACAAATAGGAGGTAATTAAGATGTTAAGCAATTATTTAACTTTAAAAGAGGCAAGTGAAAAACTTGGAATCAAGATTCCAACATTAAGAAAATGGATTGAGAACGGAATCATTAAGGCAAAAAAGTTCAATAATGGTAAATTGCTTTATATACACATTGATGATATAAATGCAAAAATCAAAGAACTTGAAGATTAAGAAAGGGGAACAATTTTATGAATACTATTATTGAAAACATCCCACAAGAATTGAAGAACTTGAATCAATGGATCATAACTGATTCAAGCAAGATACCAAAGGATGCAAAGACAGGTCAAAATGCAAAGGCAAATGACAAATCCACTTGGAGCGATTTTGAAACTGCTTTAAAAGGTATGGAACGTTTTGGGTATTGTTATCTTGGTTTTGAGTTTGACAATGGTTATTTTGGTGTTGATTTGGATAAGTGTTTGGATAATCAAGATTTTATTGAAGAGTTTGTGGAAACATTACAATCTTATACTGAAATATCAAGAAGTGGGAATGGAATTCACATCATCTGCAAAGGAACATTGCCAAACGGAGCAAAGAGAAGAGGCAATGTTGAAATGTATAGTGATAAGAGATATTTTATCATAACAGGCAATTTATATAATCCAAACTATACTGAAATTAAAGATTGCACAGAAACAATCAAGCCTTTACATTCTAAATATTTAAGTGAACAAATCCCACAAGTTGCTCCTAAACGATTTGAAATCGTTAATCTTGATGATAGCGAGATATTAGAGAAAGCACGTTCGTGCAAAACTGGTTCTTTGTTTCAGTTATTGTATAGTGGACAATGGCAAGGTATATATAATTCACAAAGCGATGCAGATTTATCATTATGTAATCATTTAGCATTTTGGACACAAAAGAACAAAGACCAAATGGATAGGATATTTAGAACAAGTGGATTATATCGCAAGAAATGGGATGAAAAACGTGGAGCATATACTTATGGAGATATGACACTTGAAAAGGCTATTGCAGGATGTGGAGAAGTTTATGAGCCTACACAAAAATCAAATGATACTTCTATTGCAATAGGTGTGTTTGGTAAAGGTAATAAGCCAACACAAACACAAGTTAAATTGTATGATGCAACTGATACAGGAAATGCACAAAGATTTCACGATAAATATGTTGGGAATATTAAATATTCTTATGTAAACAAATATTGGTATTTTTGGGATGGGAAGAAATGGTGCAAAGATCAAACAGGCGAGATTAAGAAACTTGCAGATAATATTGTGGATGATTTGAAAAAAGATGCTTTTTTAGATAACGATCCAGAAAGCCAACAAGAAAAGTTAAAATGGGCATATCATACTGCATCAAGCAAAGCCAAAGAAAGTATGATAAAAGAAACTCAACACTTGGAAGATATCCCAATACTTCCTGATGAAATGGATTCATACAAAGATTTTATTAATTCACAAAGTGGTATTATTAATTTGAGAAATAGGGAACTTATACCCCACGAATCATCATTCAATATGAGTAGGATATCATATAGTGAATATAATCAAAGCCAAGCAAAGCCAACATTGTGGTTATCTTTCTTAAATGATGTTTTACAAGGAGATCAAGATTTAATTAGATACGTTCAAAAGGCAGTTGGCTATTCTCTCACAGGCTCTGTTCGTGAGCAATGTGCGTTCTTCTTATATGGTATGGGAAACAATGGTAAATCAACGTTTATGGATACTATATCAAATCTTTTAGGCACATATTCTGCAAACATCCAACCTGAAACAATTATGATGAAGAAGAACGATAGCAATGCAAATAGTGATATAGCACGATTAAAAGGTGTAAGATTTGTTTCTTGTGAAGAGGCAACGGAAGGAATAAGATTAAATGAGGGTTTATTAAAGCAATTAACTGGTGGTGGCAAAATCACTTGTAGATTCTTGTATGGCGATGATTTCGAGTATGAACCTGAATTCAAGATTTGGATGGCGACAAACCACAAACCACGAATAATCGGCACAGATGAAGGCATTTGGCGAAGAATTAGGATGATACCATTTGAAGTTAGCATCCCAAAAGAAAAGGTTGATAAATCGCTTAAATACAAGTTAAGAAATGAATTACCATTAATTATGAATTGGGCAGTAGAAGGATGTTTATTGTGGCAAAAGGAAGGATTAGAACCTCCACAAAAAGTTCTTGATGCAACAAGTGAATATAAGACAGAAAATGACCTTTTATCGACATTTATTGAGTCTTGTATAACAATAGACTACAATGCAACAATTGGAATCCCTGCAAATGATTTATTCGCTTTGTATAGTTCTTGGGCAACAAAGAATAACGAGTATGTTATGACATCAAGAAAGTTCTATGGCGATATCACAAAGAAACTACCTGAAAAGGTAAGAAAGGGCGATGGTATATACTTTAACTCAATCAAGATTAAAGATACTGCAAAATCACTTTTGACATCATCAGTTGGATACAAAGCAAGTGATTTTTATAAGGGGTAATTATTATGTGTATATCATTAATTGTAGCAGTAATTTATGTCGGTTTATTGGAGAAAATTAAGCATCTTTAATGGTGCTTATTTTAGTTTTATATAAAAGTTGAATTTAGTGAAAAAATGGAAATATTTTAATATTTTCAAGAAATAGTAATATTTGTTAATATTTGTTAATATTTGTTATATACTATAATGAATGAGTTCATTCATTTTCTATAAAAGTCCTATAAGAAAAAAATAAAGAAGGAAGTTATAGGAAAATGAACGAGTTCATTCATTGTCATTCATTTTAGGGATTTTTGGCAATATTGACACTATATTAAAAAATATGATAAAATATCACAAAGTTGAGAAAAGAATAGGAGGTGGATTTTGTGCAAGGTATAGGGGTAGGAAATAATCCTAATTCAAAAGCAAATTTAAAATATAAAGATGGAGAAAGACATCAGTTCACACAAGAGGAATGCAAGAAAGCACAAGAAAAGAGTGCAGAGTCAAGAAGGATAAAAAGAACGTTTGCCGATATACTCAAAATTTGGGCAGAAAAAGATGCTAATTTGGATGACCAAATGGCTTTGAAGGTTGCAGGTATTAGTGAAGATATGACTAATAAGGCAACAATGGTTCTTCCACTTTTAGAGAATATAAAAAAGGGCGATACAAAATCAATGCAAATGGCTATTGAGTTATTGGGCGAAGATAGAAAGAAAGAACTTGAAATAAAACGATTAACCGAAGAGATTGAAAAACTTAAACTTGAACAAGAACAATTAAAGCAAGAATATGCAATGGCAAATAACATCAATGAACAAATACAGATTATGATGAATGTGGATAAGGTGGATGATGAGTCAAATTAATGTTCAACAATTAATCGGTAAAGGATATAATAATGGTTGGTTTACAAACTGCAAGACAAGATATAGATGTTATGTTGGTGGAAGATCAACAAAGAAATCGGTTGATATTGCAGGTTATGAACCAATCTTTAAAATATTATGCGATTCTAATAGAAATATCATAATGAGCAGACAAGATGACACAAACAACAATACATCAACATATCCTAACTTGGTTGCTTTAATTGATAGTCTTGAAATGAATAGGTTCTTTAAATGCAAAGTTAGTCCGTATGAAATCATCTATAAACCAACAGGGCAAAAGATTATTTTTAAGGGATGTAATAATCCAACTGCTATTGCATCAACTAAATTCACACACGGAGAACTAACTGATATCTATTTTGAAGAGGCAAGTGAGTTGGATTCTTATGACACGTTTAGAAAAATTGATGGTTCAGTTCGTTCGCAAAATGCCGATTTACAAATTACTTTGTTAATGAATGGTTGGGATAAGAAATCGTGGATATATGAGAAGTTTTGGAAGGGTAGATTAGAAGATGACTATCAATATTTAGAAACACACGATTATGCAGAATATACCGATGAAAACTTTAATCTTGGATTTGGTAAAGGATTATATCTACACAAATCAACTTGGAGAATAAACGAGTTTAGAGCATCGTATAAGGATGAATCAATGCAGATATTGAAAGAAACTGCATTAGAGATTTATAAGGTTGAAGGCTTGGGAATGTGGGGCAATACAAGTGAGGCAACATATCCGTATTGGAAAGAGCATTTAATCATCCCACATAGCGAGGCAATGTGTTATAACTATTCGTGCTATTCAATAGGTATTGATATTGGTATGGGCAATGGCGAAGGCAAAATGGTTAAGAACACAAAAGATAATCCAAATCGTGTTCGTTCTGCAATGACTATGGAACTTGTGGGAATAACTGCCGATTGCAACACTAAAATTAATCTTAATGAGTATTTTTATTCAAATGAGAATCAAGTGGTTAAAAAGACATCAATAGAAGTTGCAGAAGATATGATAAAAACAATCATTAGTTGGCAAAATGTTTATAGACCTAATCCAACATTGATGAAAGGAACAATTTTAGTATATATTGAATCTGCCGATCCAGGTGGATTTAAAAACGTGCTTGAAATGAAAGCAAGAGAGTTTGGATTAATACAAGCAAGATTTATTACTGCAACTAAAAATAAGATACAAACAAGAGTTGATTTTGATAACTTGTTAATGGCATTTGGAGAATATAAAGTTTGTGATACTTCTAAAAATCTAATTCGTGAACTTGGTAATGCAAGAGCAAGTGAAGATGGAAGATGTAGAGCCGATGGGGATGATCATAGCATAAATGCACACGAATATGCTTTTATACCTTTAATGCCACGAATGAAACGTTATGCAACATTTAAAGAGCATTAAAAGGTATTGTCAAATATCAATTAAAATTATAAAATAGTTTGTAGTGGAGGATATAAAGTATGAATTTATATGAATGGATAAAAAGCAAGATTTTTTCATTTAAGAAACTTGATAGAGTAAACACACCTAATCAAGACAATTTGAATTATGAAAGTGATGAAGAATCGTTGAGAAGAAGTGAAATCATTGCAAATAAAGTGTGGTATTTGGGCAATGGGGATAAATTGCTTGAATATTATACAGGGCAAATGATGGGTGGATTTGCAAAACAACCTATCTATAATCGTAATAAACGTAATTATTTTTGGTCAAGAAGTGTGGATGAAGTAATGTATAAAAGAGTGCATACAGGCATCCCAAATGCCATAATAAGCACATTAACGAATGTCATTGGGCAACCTACAATCAAACTACCAAATCCCCAACAACAATCCATTTGGGATAAAATTGCAGATAAAAACGATTTTATGAGCAAATTAACACAACAAGCAAGACCATTAACACTTGCCGAAGGCTTTGGGGCTTGGAAAATTGATTTTGATAAAAAGTTATACGATTATCCTACGTGGGAATTCTTTAATGCAGAAGATGTTGATTTTGTATATACAAAAGGCATATTAACAGGCATTATATTTAGAAGTTATTATAAAGATGCACACAATAAAGATTATTTATTAACTGAAACAAGATTCGTTAAAAATGGTAATTCTTATATTGAATATCAATTGTTTAGAGCAATCAATAACGGAAAAGATATTGAAGAGTGTAGTTTTAATTGTATTCCAGAATTGGCATATTTGGAAGAATCTCCAATCTATGAAATACCAAACTTTAATAAAGTGTTGGCAGTTCCATCAAAATATTTTTACGATCCAACTAACCAAAAGTATGGCAAGTCAATATATGCAGGAAAGTTAGATTTGTTTGATATGTTGGATGAAATATGGTCACAAGCATCACAAACAAACAGAGTTTCAACACCTATTACTTGGTATTCAAAGGATGTATTGCCAAGAGGAGCAAATGGGGAAATCGGCACACCAAGTCCATACAATAGACAATTAATGGCAAAAGAAGGAATCCCTGATGGCGAGGGTGCAGTTAATCAAGATATCGTTGTAGACCAACCACAATTATCATTTGATAAGTATGGATTGTTGGCCAATGATATCCTATCAAATATTCTTGTTGGTGTGTTAAGTCCTGCAACAATGGGAATTGATGTTGCTAAAAAAGATAATGCAGATGCACAAAGAGAAAAAGAAAAGATAACAATAATGACAAGAATCAACATTATTGATAGAGAAACGAAAGAAGATAGAGAAATCGTTGAAATGTCTTTGGCAGTTTATGAGTATATGACAACAGGACAAATTACATTAATGGATTATGAAGTTAATGTTAAGTATGATGAAATTGCAACACCAACATTTGATACTGAATTACAAGTTTTGGGAAGTGCTTGGAACAACAATCAAATATCAACAGAACAATATGTAAATATGTTGTGGAAAGATAAGTTAAGTGATGAAGATAAACAAAAAGAAATCCAATGGTTAGAGGAAAAGAAACAAAACGAAAACTTTGATATGAGCCAAATGGGAGATGATTTAAAAGATGAAAACTATGAAAACACTGCTCGACCAAGTGTTGAAGAACCAGAAGAAAATGAAACGGAGGATGCAGGATTTACGGAATAAATATCTTGCTATCATTTGGAAGGGTATTATAAAAAAGAAACCTAAACGAGAAATACACAAAGAATTGTATAGAATGACAATTAACAACAAGAAAGTTCCAAGTGTGAAGTTCTTGTATGCTAATGCAACAAATGTGTTAAATAAAGCAAAAAAGATTGATTATGATGTGTTCCCTATAATGTTTTTAGATATGATGTTTAAAGGAGAAAAGCAAGAGTTTAGTAAGGGCGAACACATCATCAATCAACGTGTAAAGCAAGAAATGAATCATCAAAAACAAGATGCTATTGATATATCTATTGAGCAAAATAGAAAGGATGGGAAATTCTTTTATATTGCATCAAGACACGGAGATTGTGCAGAAGATCACAAAAAAGCACAAGGCAAGTTATACATCGATGAAGATTGGGTTAAATATGATAAATACAAGACAATTAGTGCTTGGTTAGAAGGTAAGACATTCAAAACTTTACAATGGGTTTTGGGAGAACCTACATATTTTATTACAAGACCATATTGCAGACATTATTTAGTTGCATTGACATTGGATGAAGTAATGTTCCACAAATACACCATACCAACAACAACGATTGGAGATAGGAAGTTCCAAACACCAAAAGGATACACAACTGAACAATATGAAGAAAAATTGAAAGCATTAAAAGAGATGTATAAGGCTCAACCAACACCAGAATTGAAGGCTTTAATACTAAAATATGAGAAAATAATAGAATATCGTAAAAAAATGGGCGAATAATTGACAATTATTACATTAATTGTTTATTATATAATTACTCGAGGGAGGTAAACCTAATGGAAGAATTAAATGGTGGTAATTTAGATGTTGTAGATACTGCAACATCATCAGTTGAAACACCGACAACTGAAAGTGTAAATGTAGAATCGCAAGAACCTACACAGGCAAACACACAACAAGCAGATGTTGTGGATAATGAGCCTACCGAGAAACTTTATTCTCGTAAGCAAATTGAACAAATTATGAAGAATCGATTGGATAGGTCACACAATCGCATTTGGAATCGTTATGGTGTTCAAAATTGGCAAGAATTAGACAATTTGTTTGACCAAGCAAAAAAGTTTAATGATATGAATGATAAATATTCTGCAATTATGCTTGAAAATGAAAATCTTAAACGAGATATTGCATTTTTAAGAAACAACGTTGATTCTAACAAGTATGATGATATTATTGCACATTTTAGAGGAAACAATATGGAATTCAATGAAGATGCTTTAATACAAGCATTAACAACTCATCCTGAATGGGTAAAGCAAGTTCCACAACAAGTTCCTACAACAACAATAAAATCGCTTGGTGTTGAATCACATAGAAATCCATCACTTGATGAAAGAAGACAAGCATCTAAATGGCTTGGTGTGGATTTGTAAACAAAAGGAGGACATCAAAATGTCAGTTGAAGAATTATTAAAATTATTGAAGGAATCAGGTCTTGAAGATGCACAAATCAATGATTTATTACAACAAGCAATTCAAGTTCTTGGTGGGGCAGTAGAGGGCGAACAAAAGCCAGAAGAACCAATTCAACCAGAAGAAGATGAAAAGGTTCAAGCAAGTAAATTACTTGGTGTTAGTTTATAAAAATTAAATTATAGGAGAAAAGAAAAATGACTAATAGTTTTGAAGTTATTACTAAATATTTGCCACAAGCAATCGACAAATATTTCTTTGAGGATTCAAAAACTGCTATTCTTGAAAAAGGCAATAAGTTTGTAGATGTTGATTTTAAAGAGGCAGGTTATGTAAAAGTTGCATCAATGTTATTTGATGGATTAAGTGATTATTATATGACACAAACAGGCGAAAATGGTGGTTCATCTTATGCATCATACGCTGGTAATGAAGGTAGTGGATATAGAGATGGTTTTGCTATCGGTGGAACATCTGTATCTTGGGAAATCTTTAAATTACAATACAAGAGAGGTAAACAATTTAGAATTGATTACATCCAAAACGAAGAAACTGCAAATATCATTATTGGTAATGCCGTTGAAGAATTCAATAGAACAAAGGTTATTCCAGAAGTAGATGCTACAAGATTCTCAATTCTTGCAGACAATACAAGTGCATCACTTGGAAACTATGTTGCAGAATCAATTAGTGCTAATGCAATCATCGGTAAGTTCAATACTGCTATTGAATGGTTAAGTGAAAACGAAGTTCCAAAGGAAGATATCGTTATATTCGTAAATCCTGCCGTTATGACATTAATTAGAAACACAACTGAATTAACAAAATACATCACACAAGGCGAATATAGAAGTGATGCAGGAATTACATTTGAAGTTGATAAATACAATGGATTCCCTATCATTGAAGTTCCAAGCAATAGATTCTTTACAAAAGTTTCTACAACATCAAACGGATTTATGCCTGTAAGTGGTTCAAAAGTTATTAACTTTATGTTCGTAAGCAAAAAGGCAGTGACTCCAATTAGAAAACTTGAATGGTCAAAGATTTACGATCCGGAAATGTCAGGTCTTGCAGGTTTCCACGGATACCTTATTGATTTCTTAATTTATCACGGGGTTGTTGTTCCAAGAAATAAAGTTTGTGGTGTTTACGTTTCTGCATCTACAACTGATGCTACAACAAAAGTAAATACATTACAAATTGATACAAAAGCAGGAGCATCACAATATCATTGGGCATTAAAGAACTATTTTACAAGACCACAAGGATTAAGAGGTTATGTTGTATATAACTACACAACTGCATTTACTCTTGGTAGTGCAATTAGTTCAGTTGGAACAGAAGGAACTGATTATTGGAAAGCAGAAATTGACCAAGACCAAACTGCAACATCTACACAAACAACTGCTTATTTTGCATTAGTTGATGTAAGTGGAAAGATTATCGCAACATCTGGTTCAACTGCCGTAACATTAGTAAGACACGCATAAAATTAAATAAAAGGGGTTTATCCCTAATCTAATTATTAATTAATCAATCAACAATGGGTAAATGCTTAACGTGTTTGCCCATTGTTTTATATTAATAAATATGTTAAAATATATGCAATGGAGGATATGAGATATGCCAACAAAACTAAACAAAGCA